ACAACAATAAGAAAAGTAGTATTTCCACACGCAGTAATTGATGAAGATGATTTTTCAAACTTGCAAATTATGCACACTCCGATTAATGAATTGGTTACAAAATACAAAATACAATATTTAAGAAAACCAGAAGATAATAGTAAATATGGTAAAACTGCAGAGTTTACTAACTCCACAACGAGAACAAACTATAACATAGAAGATGAAAAAGTTAAAGATATTAAAAACGATTTTGATAAAACTGGTACACTAACAACTAATTATTATAACTACTACAATCATTTAATTGGAGAGCCAAGATTAAAAGTGGCGTTTGATTTAGTAAATCCAAGTTTTTATGCTTTAGAAGTAGGAGACATAGTAAGAATTTATACAACCAAAAAAGCTCCTTTTGGAAAAAACTGGAGAAGCGTATATTTTATAGTGACACAAACAACGAGAACATTAGGAAAATTAAGCATAAGTGCTTATGAAATTTATTAAGGATATATTATGGCAGTTATAACAGAAGTAAGATTTAGACCAGATAGTAGCACAAGTCATGCTAACTATTCTCCATCCAGAAATCCAGATATGAATGTTGCAGAAACAACAAAATATGATGGAATAACAGTATCTCAATCTTATGGTGGTAAAATCTATACAAATGAACGATATGGCAAACAATTAGAGTATGAATTGTCATATACCAACTTATCAGAAGCAGATAAATCAAAACTTGAAGTTTTAGTAAATCAAGTAAAAGGTAGGAAACTCGCATTTCAGTTTAGTACAGATGGGGGGAGTAGTTATATTGATGTAAGATTTACTGCAAATGACTTAAAATTTACACAAACTGCGTATTCTATATATTCTACAACCTTTACCATTAGGCAAGAAATATAACAGAACGCACGAAAATAGCCCTAAAATCAATTATCTTTTGCTAAAAGGGTAATTTGTCGGGTGGATTATCTTTAGCCTCAAATTTCTTGTATTTATCATGCAATTCTAATACTGTTGCTGCAAGATAAACACACAAGTCTAATGTTTCATCTAACGCTTCTTTAAGATTATCTCTGCTGCCATCAATGGGAACATCTTGTTTATAATCTATCTGCCCTTGATTTATCTTGTCTTGTAATAACATCATTATTCTTGTATTGCTATTCATCTTTTTTCCTTTTGAAAGTTTGTAAGGAGGCGAGTAGCCAACCCTTGTATTTGCAATTAACTTAGGGTAAGATTCCTTTCTTGTTAATTGTTAATATGTGCCTCCTTAACTTTTAATTAAAATGGCAAATCGTCATCTGATAGTGCTTCGTTAGAAGGTTTCGCTCCACCTTGCGGAGTATAAACTGCCAATTTCAACATTATGTCGCCTTTTTTAGTTTTGTTTTTCCACAAAGATATTCTATGAACTTTGCCTTCAACATTAAAGTCTCCTTTATAATCTGGACTTTTGTCTAACGGATTATCATGATTTTTATATGTGTTTTTAAATAGATAGCCTACATTTTCTGGCATATCAAACTTTTTCTTATCGCTCATTTTTCCTCCACATGTTTTAAGAAATGTAAGCCAATTTCTGGCTCTACGCAATTTCTTAATATTTGTCTTTTATTTTTTATATTATAATCACTTAAATCAAAACCTTTAAGTTTTGATAAACTTTCTACTGTTCCTCCCCTATGTCCTCTATTTTTTATTTCTATATCCGGACAATCTACATTAGTCCACCAAATATGTTTTGCCATACTTCTTCCTGGTATTAGAGGCTTATAATAAGGTATTGTATTTTCTATAACATACTTGCCATCATACCAATACATTAATAGTATAATTTGTTGATATAAGGACAAGTCTGGATATTTTGCATCAACCTTTCTATACTTCCTATTGGCTAAAAATCCAATGTTATATCTAATTTGACTGTGTGTAGGGCATGGAGGACTACTCCAAATAAAATCAAAATTCATATAGTTTTCTAATAAAAACAAGTGAGCATCTTCTATAACCATAGTGTCTTTTGGAAACATGTCTGAATAAACCGCAGCAATGTCTTTATTGTTTTCAACCGCAACAATCTCATGGCTATCTCCCCAAAGTTTTCTATTTCCCCCAATACCAGAGTATAAGTTTAATATTCTCATACGGTTATAATTTTAAGAATTGTTTTACCTTGTTTTAATTTAGCATCAGATTTAGAGTTATAAGCATACTCTTCTAATTCTTTTGTTATGTCATACCCTTTGTCGTCATAGTTTTGTAAGTCTATTTTAATACCATCAATAGTTTTATTTTTATAAAAGATATAAACATTCTGACTTGCTCTGCCTTCTAAGTTTAAATTCTTTTCGGAATAAGCATTTGCTCCCACAAGAGATGCACTCCTTCCATAAGTGTCTCCTACCCTTGCAGAGTGTATGTGTCCAGATATAACAAAATCAATCTTTACATCCCTTCCACTTGCATACCTACCTTTAATTTGAGTAATAGATGTTTCGTGTTTGGCTTTGATGCTGCCATGCCCATGTATCATAAGAAGATTCATACCCGCTAAATTAACCACAACCTCTGTTGCATCTTTAGAAAGTATAAAATCTACATCTGTATCACGATATAAGAATCTTAAAATATTATAAATAGTAAAGTCGTAATTATCACTTGCGATATAATCATCCCAACCTATTTCGTCTTTAACTCTACTTTCATTACCAGTGATACATGCCAAAGAGACCTTGTAATCCTTCCTTACATCTTCTACCACCTGCTTTAAAAGTTGCACTGATATAAATGTTGCATTAGAACGATTGGTAGATTGTGCAAACATTTCATCTAATCTTCTATCAGAGTTCATTAAATCCCCGGTAAATGCTATTAAAACCTCTTTTACTCCAAGTGCTTTTAGATAAATTTTTGCTTTTCTTATATAAGTTCTAAGTCTTTTTGCTGCCACTTCAAAGTTATACTTATTGTTTGGTAGGTTTACTTCTTCGTTGAAATGTGTATCGGATATTTGAATTACGCCAACGGCTTTGCTGCTTTCCGTTTTGACATGTTTCAATTTAGGTATTTTATGCTTTTCAAGGACTTTAATTAACTGTTTATTGTATTCTGATAGTGCATTATCCAGCCTGGCATGTTCCCGAAACGACTTATTAGCAATTCTATTTCTATCTTGTGCGTTTTGTTTTTGTTTTGCTAATCTTACATTTTCTATAATTACATCTTTATCAAGATATAATGGGTCAGATGTACTATAACCACAAGAATTACATTTCCATCTTTGTATTTTTTGCCCTCTGTTATGCCTAAATCCTTTTTTCTTTACATTGCTGCTATTACATCTTGGGCAACACACTACTTGATTTTCAAGTATTAATCCACTCATTTATACAACTCTTTCTCCATTTCTGATATTCTGTCCTCTAAACCTTTGTTCGCAGTTTTAAGATTTCCAACTTCTTCTTTCAACTCTTGAACTTCTGCTAAATCGCTTAGCCAATCAGTTAATTCTAATGTTGAATAGAACTTACCATTCATTTTAAATATATTCACTGGAATTTTTGATGTATTATCATTGTATATTTGTTTCCACCATATTGGTAAAGATAGTTTTTTAGTATTTTTTATCTCAAAATGATACTGTGCTGCAACACTATCCGGGTCAATGTCTATGATGTCTCCCTTAATAGAAAGTCCTCCCGACAAAGGTGTCCGCCTACAATTAGTTCCTAAATATTTATTAATTGTTTTAGCAACTTCTCTTTCTGCTCTATTGCCCTTGTCTCTTGAGTTTATAGGCATCTGTAATCTCCTTTTTTTCTTTTTTAGACATTTTAACCCAATCAGTCATATTAACATAATCCGGTGGTGTCGTTCCATTTAATCTTTTTTGTTCTAAGTTTTCTGCACATTTTTTCCAATACTCTTGATTTCTTTGAAAGGCATAATCATCTTCACATCCATAATATTTTAATGTAGTACAAGGTATAGTATAAGGGTCGTTCAAATCTACTCTTTGACTAAAACAACTTTCTCTAATATTAAATATATTAGAACTATCTGGCATTATATGTTCAGAAGAATGCTCTCTTGTTAAGTTTCTAAAATTATTTAATTGCCTTGCGGTATTAAAATAAAACTTTCTTAATCCGCCTTTTCTTTGCATTATTTCATATACCCATCTTGTTTTCCATTTTGGTGTCCAATCTTTTTCATATCTACTTCCATCAATATAACTCATCTTACCTCCGAATGTGCAACCATCTGTAAATCACAACACTCTATAAATAAATCTTTGTATTGTTGATTTTTTCTTTCTTTCCCACACTTGTTGCACTTATAAGTGTAAGAAATTTGCTCTTCATCAGAATCTACAAACTTTTCATTTGCCTTACGCAACCAATTTCTAAAAAAAGAATTATAGTTTTTATAAACCTTACCATTAGCAGATAACCAATCTACCATTCTATCATATTCTAATTTTACTTTTACCTTTGGAAATTCTTCTTGCAACTTTTGTAAGTTCTGTAATATAAGGGAAAGTTGTTCTTTCTTTGATAAATACTTCTTTACATTCTTATCATTCTTCTTCATTCTTATATTGTTTTCGTCAATGATTCGTTTATGATTCGTCTTTGATTCGTCAGTGTGTCGCACATCCTGGTAAGTGTCGTAGTTATTGATAGTTAGGTGTGTCCATCTTTTTTCATCATGAATTGTAATCATGTTATCTTTTTCAAGTTTTTTTAAAAATCTTCTAACTTTTGATGGCGTCCACTTTAATTCATAACCCAACTTTTGTAAACTACTTACAACTTCCCCTCTTTTAATATCAACTATCTCTGGTAATAAGTCTGAATATAAGGTTTTATTATCCTTATGATTAGCCCTCAATATAAGAAATAACCACGCTTTGAGATAATCGCCTCTTTGAAATATCCAATGATGTTTTATATCTCGGTGTAGTTTTATCCAACCGCTCATGCTTGTCCTTCACATGTATCAACAAAGGTGAGTTCTGTATCTTTCGTGAATTTATTCATCCACCTTAACTCAATCTCGCTATCTCTCTCCTCGTCTGTTGTTGTTAAAAACACAATAAGCAATGCTAATTGAGTCATAACATCATTAAAAGCATGTGCTTCTTTTTCGTTTGCCGGTTTTAGTCTGCTTCCAATTAAGGCAATCATAAAGTTTTTAAAATACTGATACCTTTCATCTTCGGTTAAACTCCAAAACTTACTTGATTTATAATAATCTATTTCTAATGCATTTATATCAAACATTAAATACCTCCATACTCTATTAAAATTGCTATATACCAAAACACACTTGTTGATAACATGGTTATAATTATTGCAAGATAAATCTTGTCATTTCTATGCATGTTCCAAGAATGATATAATTGTTGATAGTATCTTTCTACCGGATTAAATGTCATTCGTTTTGGATTCCTCTTCACACTCATCATAATATCAAATAATTTAGACGCAGTAAAAACATTTTTGTCT